CGGCTAACAATGCCGATAACTTTTTGCTTTGATTCAGAAACATCAGTGCATTCCAAGGTAATTTTTACAGGGTCCTCTCCGTCTGGGTCAAACTGCACTTCTGACCTATCAATTACCTTCCATTTTGTTCCAGCAATGGCGAACTGCTCGCCAACTTGCATTGCTTCGTCGGCAGCAAGCTGTTCTGACTCAACGGTGGAATTGATGTCGTCGACATTTTCTCCACCTTTTTCTGTACCGCTTTTCGTGCTGCGTTGATACTTGTCTTCGTCGATTTTTGTTGGAACAATTACAAACTCAATCTTGTCTTTTTCTTTAACTTTTTGCACTTTTGTGAACTCATTTTCGCCGTCAACGGTAATAGAAGTGTCATATTTTTCATTGCTTTCATTAAAAACGAACAGTTTAGTTATGCCCATGCGAGGGCTGTATTGGCGACCTTCGCCCTTCATATTTTGATCACGCACATCCTTTAGGTCATCTTTTTTGTTGGCATCAACATTGCGGTCGTCGTCGCCAACAATTTTTATGCGGCGCAAAGTTAGGTTAAATGCCTGCTGCCTTTCTGCATAGCGGTCGTCGCCTTGAATAATTGAAACGACTTCGTAATTTACCCTGTAGCCATTGCCATTTGGCAACGCTCCATAGACACCAAACTGCGTGTTATTGCTAGGCGAGAATGCGTGGCAAAAACTTGTAGACCTGTTTGATTTGTTGTCGGGGCAGACAAAAACATCAGCCCTGCCCCCGTCATAAATAGTCGGATCGCCTCGGTCTGCCTTTCCAGCTGTGCCATAACGTAAGTTTTCACGCTTGATTCGATTAAAGCTTGACGCTGACTCTGCAATATCCTCAATAGGGCTATTGCGCTTCCAGTAAAAAGCAAAAAAGTCTTCGTATATAGCGTCTAGTGCATTGTTCCCTAAGAAAATACCTTCAAGGTCAGGCTCGATGATTCCGTCAGGTGCCTGCCCATCATCCTCCGTTCCAGGAGCATCGACCGGAGCGTCTGCGAAGCCTTGTTCACCAACAACAAACAGCAGCTTGGCTGATTGCTGCGCTCCATGGCTAAACATCCGCGACCACACCAGCCTTGGTGTAATCAACATGCCGCCAATATCTTTACCTTTGTCGTAAAGGCCAAAAATGATTGGGATTGGTGAGCCGTAATCTGCAAGCTCAGAAAGCGTGTCAAAGCCACGGCTAGGTGTAAAACGATTTGCAGCGTTGACACTGCCAAGATCCCGCTGAGTGCGCTTTGATGCCTCAGGCATCTTTGGCTTCGGCATCAATAAAAGAGCCGCGCCACCCATAAGCAGGCTTACGCCAAGGCTTATAAGCGCAATCGTGCCTGGTTCATTTCTTATATCTGGAATATGGTCATAGGCTGCCGGACGTGTTGTGCCCTTGCGCCGCACTTCAGCAGTAAACCTCCGATACTCCTCTTCCGTTATCCCAATCGTCTTGATTAACTCTTTTTCGTACGGAAGCAGTGGTACGTCACAAACAGTCGGGCCGAAGACCACTGAACCTTTTCCGACATTCGATTGACGTACAAGATTCCCGTCTGCCATGTGACTGCAAATGCCCAGGATTGCTGCGGTAACAGCAGAATGTCCCCATCATACTCAGGCTTTTCGACCCGAAAACCCCAACGCATTAGGTCGCGGCAAACCTCCCACTTACTTGCTTCGTACCAAGACTGCTTAAACGGTGGCGCTTGAATGCCCATCCGTTCCAATGCCTCATAACACAGGTGAATGCAGTCGATATAGCCGTCACTGCCGTCAGCACCAAGCCGATACGGCATCCCGATTAGATCATTGCAGTCGAACGCCATTGCTAATCGGCAAGTTGCCTATAAGTTTTTGCGTCAACGATCGCCTTGGTACGTCCGTTCCAACAGCATCTAACACGGAACCCAACTCTAGGTTTAGTGAAACGTTATCCCACTGCCCGCCAGTCACGACGCCGGTGTAAGTATGAGCAGTCGTATGCGTTGCTGCAAGACCAGAAGTTGGATCAGAGTCTTCGATAATTAAGACTTCGACCTCCATCAAATAGCTTTCATTGATCGCCTCAACGCCCCAACGGCGTGTTAAGTCGTTATTTGGGAAAACCAGTGATGCGTCAAAACCATCGCCTGTGCGGTTGACAGTAACGCCTGAAAAGCCAAAAGGCGCAAACTGATACTTATCGCCCTTATGCGTCAGCTCCTTGCCAATAAAAAAGTTTTGATAGCGGAAAGCGACAGTGTCCTTGGGCGTAATCCTAAGAACATGACCAAAAGCGAACTGCGTCACATTCCTAACCTCTTACGAGTGCCGCTGCTCATTTGCAACCGCTTTAATGTTTGTTGCTCACCCTGTTTAGCACCCTGATTAGCAGCTTGCCTCATGCCATTCTGGAACTGATCAGCCGTTACATAGTCAACGCTGTTGATACGTTCCACGGTGTAACGAACGTCGATTGGTGCGGCAACTGCAAGCCCGCCACCATCTTCGCTAGTGCCGCCAGCACCGCTTTCAGGGATGACAGAACCACCACGAGCACCGCGTGAATAACGCGCCATGCTTTCACGCATTTTGCTTTCGGGAATGATGTATTCAGGCTCACCACCTTCACCGACAAGAGCGCGAGTTGGACCGGAAACATAGCCGCCACTTGCAAAACCAGGCATAACTGCGGCATCAGCCAAGCTGCTTGTGCTAGGCAACACTGAATCCAACGTCGAGTTGGGCACACCCGCAAAACTACCCCCAGCTGACTCTGCACCACCACCACCCATACTGACGCCAAGCGCCTTCATGATCGTGCCGTAAATGATCATTGCGATCTGCTGGGCAATGATCTGTGCAGCCATATCTAAGAAATGCTCAGCAACGGACGCCATCATGTCGGCTAATGCTTCCTGTGCTGTTTTGCTGCCAGTAATCACGCCCTTAAACGAGTTAGCAAACGCGTTGCCGATTGCGGTTGCACCTGCAGCAACTTGGTTCTCAAGTTTGATTAACTCCTCGAACTTTTGCTGCATTTGGAACAGTGGATCGGCTTCTTGTGCCTTCCTTGCTGCTTCTGCTGCCTCACGAGCCTGATCTGCGGCATCGGCTCTTGCAATCTCTGCTTCTTCGGCCGCATGTAATTTCCTAAGGAGATCTTCTAGTTTTTCCCGTTCTTCATCTTTTAAATCAGGGAATTGTTTTTGTATATCTGCAATATCATGGTCGAGCTGTAATTTACGATCTCCGGCGTCCGTCAGCTCATTAGTTAATTCAATCTGCCTCGTAAGCGATGTTACTAACTCTGCAGCAGATTCTTGCTGTCGCTTCAAGGCATCCGCCTGTTTATCAGCTGCAGACCCACTAGCGCCTCCTGTTCCACCTAAAAGAGCAGGAGGCTGTGCATTTGGATCTGGCAGGCCAGTCCCTCCTGTTGATCCAGTTTGTGCACGCTGTCTGGCTAGTTCTGCCTCAACAGCAGCGCGGCCCTCTTCGCTTCCCATAAACCGTCCTAGCTCTCTGCGGCTTCTTCCGACGCCTTCTCTTTGCCTGACAGCATTTATGGCAGCATTGCGAGCAAAAATATCGTTAATCGCATTAACAAGCCTCGTCGTTTGATCAATGAGGAACTTGAAGATCGGCGCTAAAGCCTTGCCTATGTTTTGGCCAAGTCTGATAATTGCATCTTGCAATGTAGAGAGTTTGCCGAACAACGTATCCGACTGCGCGATTGCACCCTCTGCGTACTTGCCTCCTGTACTCGTGAGTTTTACAAGGGCAAGATTTACCGCCTCAGCACTGAACCTGCCTTTCTCAAGCGCCTTTCTAAATTCATCACCAGTTAAGCCATACATCTTCTGCAGTTCATCCTGCAGGTTGATTCCACGTTCTTGAAGCTGCAGAAGCTCCTCGCCCTGCAGTCTTCCTTTAGCTTGGATCTGACCAAACGCCGTCGCGATACCTCCTAAATCAGCGCCTGTTGCGCCAGCTACATCGGCTAACCGTTTTGTTACATCGACAATTTTTTCAGTCTCGAAACCAAAAGCCTTCAAGCGTTTCGCGGTCTCAATCAGCTCCGCGCTCGTAAACGGCGTTACTGCGCCGAAGGCTTGTAGCTCTCCGATGATCCGCTTCGCATCTTCTAAGGAGCCTGTTAAAACTTTTAGGCTTCTACTTTGCTTCTCTAACTCGCCAGCCTGAGTAAATGCAAACCTAAGACCGGCTAACGCTCCTGCAGCGGCAGCCGCAATCGCAGCCGCTTTGCCAAAGCCGCTAAAACTCTTTGCAGCGTTTTTAGCTTTAGCAGCGATAGCACTCAGCCCAGCAGAGGCTTTGCTTTTGAGACGGTCAAATTTTCTGCCAACGCCTTCGACAGCTCTTTGGAGCTTCTGTATAGCCGCTTCTGCTTTCTTGCTTGCACCCGCAATCGCGCGAACTTTGCCGCTGACCGCATCCTGCAGCTTGATCAGGAGGGTTACGTCCTTTGCCACGGCTGCCTAGCAATAAGTCAATACTACCGCCGTCCTCGCTTTGCGCGCTGTCTTGCGTTCTCTTCTTTTTCTCCCTTTACCTGAAAATAAGCAGCAAAATGCACAAGCTCCGCATCTGTAAGCTCGTTGCGAAGCCTGCTGACCGTCATCCCTAGTTCGCAGGCCAGAAAAAACTCAAAATAGAGCCAGCTGTCCTGCTTTATTCGTTTTTTGCTTCATCAAGCTCAGCTTCCTCGCCAACACCAAACAAGAACAGCTCAAGTTCGTTCAGGACGGTTTCAGGCAGCTGTCGTTGAAGTTTCGCAGCATCAGCAGGTGCAAAAGCTTTTGTACCATCCTCAAGCTCAGCCATTCGGCAGAGCATCTGCGTGCTGAGGTCTAAAGCTTCGTCAGAACCCGCCAAGGCTTGTGCCTTTTTGCGATCTGCGCGTGTAATAGGCTTGAAAAACAGGTTGACGACAATCTCGCCGTCATCGTTCTTTAACTCGAACTTGCGGCGCTGGTTAAGGTCAAAAGCCTCAACCAGCAAATCAACGGTGCGAGCGTTAGCAGGCATTCAAGAGTTTGAATGAAACACTCAAACTATAGCCTTATTACTCAAGGCTAGAAGTAATATCGCCGGAGGTGACGAAATTGCAAGTAACAACTACCAATTCACCAACAGTCGAAGTGATCTCCATGCTGGTGACAATACCCGCAAACTTCAAGGAGTCCGTTGTAGTGGTGCTGCCAGTAGTAAACAATTCGAAGTTGGCATCTACAGCGTCATTGGCCTTAAATACATCCTCGATCAGCTCAGGCTGGTTATTGGCGTCTGGGTCATAAACCAACTCAACAGTTCCAGAGCCGCTAATCAAACCCCCGATGAAAGAGCGGGACGTAGCACCGTGTGCAGTCGTCTCATAGGTCTCTTTTTCAGCGGTGAAGCTCCAACTACGAGTACCAACAACGTTGGCAAGTGAGCCGCTGCCAGTCTCGAACTGGACAGAACCTTGTTCTCCGCGGAGCGTGGCCATGGTCAGAGTTCCTCGATAAATTCAAAGGCCACACGGACCTGTGTTTGGAAATAACCCTCGGGAGTTGGCGATGCCAAAGCCTCTGGGCCGATAGGAGCGTCGAAGAAGACCCCCGACACGATAACTCGATTATACAAATCCCGAATGCGTTTACCAATGACAAGGTTCGCGCCAGGACCAGCGCCTTTAGGCGTGAAAATGTTGATCAGGCTTAATCCGACAATCCGGTTGTAACCGCTAGTGGTTAGCCCGTGGCCTAGATATTCGTTCGTACCAAAAGCAGTGAGACACTGCACCCAAGAGCTGTTCGGCGTTGGCTCGTAAGCCATGTTGTTAAACACCACTGGCAACACAGGACTACCGGCAAGCTCAGTCGCAAGGCGTCCTTCGATCGTTGCTCGTATTGCGTTGAGGTCAGCAGCAGCCATTATCTGCGTCTCCGCTTGACACTTTTGATGATCTTAGGCAGGTCTCGCTCCATTACTTCTTCAAGGATAGATTCGTGGTAGTTCTGCTTTGTACCTTGTCCTTGTGCTGTGCGGAACTTACCGCCCCATGATGGCGGCAAATCTTCCCCGGCAATAACAGGAGCTGCATAGTCAAGGTTGTTGAACACCCGTCCTTGCTTCGGGCTGTCCATCGTTTGCTGCCAACTCCCGATCAACACTCCGGTCTCAACAGGAGTACCGACGCCCCCATTTGACGCCGCTTCATAGAGCTTGAGTTTCCCGTGCAGCGCCATGGTTGTTTCCTTCACAACCTGCTCGAAATCACTTTCTAAGTCGCCAAAATCAATCTTGCCGACGCGTGCCATCGTTAAGCCCTCAAGATCAGCTCATATGTAATCGCGGTGTTGTCTTGGTCGATCGTCTGCACCTCGACAATCTGATGGACAACAGAACTGATGACTACGCGGTCCTTAGTCTCTGGAGCAGTGGCAAGCTCTTCAGCTGCGACGATCAGACGCTTGTCGCTCGCTTGCACAAGATCATTGACCTCGTTTTGACGTATAGCCTGCACAACACCCTTGATCGCTGTGTCGCTAGTCGTTTCAGTGATCGCGCCAGTCGTCGTGTTGTAGCTTCCGGCTGTGACATACCGGATCGTCACGTCAGCCCCTAACGAGTCAATGACGTTTCCGGCAACCTTTTCTAACGACTGCGCAAGACCCATCAGGCTTCGTAAGCAACAACAGTTCCGCTAGTCAGAGTGATGCTCGTCACCTCTAATCCTTCGATGCAAGCAGCGGTGTTGATGTTGATGCCTTCGATCGTCGAGGAGCCGTTCTCCGTGATCGCAGACGAGGTCATCGACGCAATTACAGAATCTTCAAGCGCCATGATTTTTACGAACCGACCAGTCTGAGCTGCAGTATTCGTGATGATCGTCGCTTTCGTAGGTGCGTACCCGTAACCCATGATCAGCTCCTGCGGATAGCAACGTTACCTGGTCCGCTAATTCTAAGACCTGTCAAGTACCTTTCAAACATCGGCGGCACATGATCTGCACCAACTGATCCGGTTTTGTCTGGAGTCACGTCAATGCTGCCGATCTTGACGTTCTTGTAATCATTCAAGCCACTAAGGCTGATGCCGTCTTCATTGTTGTGCAGATAGACGGCAAGCTCGATCTGCGCACGCTTGATCTGATCTGGGATCTCTTCGTCGGTGAAGTAATCCTCAGAGATGCGGAAAGGGAATCCAGTGGCGTATGTGTTGACGTAGGTATCTGGCTTTCGCACGCCAGTACGCGGCCATTGCAGGGCTTGTGTGTCTGTTGCTCTGGCACCAATAAACCTTTCACGGTCAAGGCGTTGCGTAGCCGCTGCCAACGCTCGGTTACGGCTGTCAGTATTGCCGGTGCTCCACTTGCTGACATCCGTGCTGCTGATCATCGCCTCGACGTAGGCGTCAGCTTGGGCCAGCGTTATGTAGCTGTTGGCGTTTGCGCCGCCCGCTGTTGCGTCGATTGTTACTGCCATCGGGCGTCACAGTAGAAGACTTGCGTTTAACAGGCGTAGAGGCCGCCGCTTTCGCAGCAGCCTCACGTTCCCGCATTCGCTTAAAAGCGAATAAACCCATCAGGAGCTAGCGCCCTTCAGGAGAACGAAGCTCAGCACAATAGCTTCGCTCGCGGTAGAACCGACGTTCGCCACAGTGATTTTGAACGAACCAGCAGCAATGCTGTTGGCTTGAACGATGTAGCTGCCAGCGGTGCCAGCAGAGCTGTGGTTCACCACCACTACGTCAGTAGCGGTGACTTTGTCGTTGTTGACCTGAAACGTCACTTCTGCAGCACCTGCAAGCTCAGCACCAGCAAGGGTGATCTGACCAGACTCTGTGTTCAGAGTCACAGCAGTTGCCTTGTTAGTGGCCTGAGTAACAGTGCCGCCGTTGGTAGGGCCGATTGCGCTACCTGCTGTTGCCTCAAAAATGGATGCCATGGTGATTACCTCCTATCAGTCAAGGTTGCTGGTGTTGGTAATCCGCACGATGCCAATGTTGTTGGTTTCGTACACCTTGGTCCAGTTACCCACAGTTTCCAGTTGTGCCCGAGTCGGGTTGGAAACAGACGTGGAGAACTTGGAGCCGATCGGGTGATACACATAGTGCAGATCGATCGACATAGCATCGCTCTTAGCGAGGATGTCGCGGTCGGTCTCAGTCTGGAGACCAAGCTGCTCGCCAGAGCCAACAGCACCCTGCGTGAACAGGTAAGTGGCGTATTCGGTAGAAGAACCGGAGCCAGCAGTTTGAACGTCAGCGCTGACAATCACGCGAAGACCCATGAAGGTCGGAACTTGCACGCTGCCAAAAGCAGGAGCAGTAGAACCTTGAGCAGCAGCGGTGTCAGGAGCACCGGTGTTGTCATAGATCATGTCGATCGCACGTCGCTCCATCAGGTCGTAATAGACCTTCGGGTGCATAGCAATCGCAGTCAGCTTCTCGCCTTGATCGCCAAGAAGTGATTTGCCTTCGACGATTTGACGAGGGCCGAGAATGGTCGGAGTGTCGCCAGACTCGCCATCAACTGCAAGACCTGCATAAGCAGCAGAGCTGGTGTCGCCAACTGCACCGAACACACCACCAAGGCAAGACAGAAGGTCTTTCTGGCGTTGGTTAGCGATGTAGTCAGCAATCTTGTTGCCGATAGCAGCCATAGGGTCACTACCAGCTGCAAGTGCAGCGAGATCTCGTGACTCGAACGCGCGACCACGATGCAGGACAGCAGCAACTTGCTTGTCTGCAGTGATCTTGCCAGGAGTCAGAGAAGAGCTATCCGTCAGGCGCTCGAAGTCGCCTGCAAGATTAGCTTTGTAGAAGGGGACTTGAACAAAGTCACCACCATCTTCTGAAGCATTCAGCTCAGCCATTGGCTGCACCACACCGCTAGCCAGGAAGGCATCACGCTGAGTGGTTTGCTCAATGACGTAAGGCGTAAATACCTCAGGGA